TGACCTTAGTTGGCTCTGCACTGTTGTCACAAAACTAGAAAATTCTATAGCGCTATTTTCTAATCCTTGAGTAAATGCCTGTTGTTCCCCTGATAACGATAACGCCCTAAATCTATTTCCTATTTTATATTTTAAACCCTGCTTTAACTTACTGTTAATATTAGCCGAGTCTATGCCAGCCGTAGCATTTGTGTAAATTTCTTCTGCTCTTCTTCTAAACTCTGTTGGGTTATCTAGCCTCTCTCTATTTAGCTCAGACAAACCTCTGTCTATTTCTGTTGAAATTTGCGAGTCTAATGTATCTGCCTCAACACCTTGCCTACCTAATTCAAACTCAGCAGCAACACTTCCTATGTCAGAAAATACTTTTTGGTAGCCCATGGCAGCCTTACCAGGCGCAGTAAATGCGGCCGCACTTGCTCTGGGCGATAATTGTCCAGTAGCAACTCCGACAGTTGGTCCAGCACCTTGGTTATATAATGGTATTCTTGGCATTAATTATCTCCAAAAGTGTCCATAGTTCGCAAATATGATGGTGTAGACGATGGGCCAAACGCACCCAACTGCACACCTGTAGATAACGCCCCAGTAAACCCACCCAATAATGATTGTTGGCCCTGTATTCTAAATGCGGCAGCTTGCGCCCTGCCTTCTATCCTTGCTAAGTTTGCTTCTGATGCTTTCTGTGTTTGCTCTATACTAGATGCATACTGTATTCTTGCCGCATCCTTTTCTCTGTTGAAATAAGTATCTGCTAGAGCCTGTAATGCACTGCCTGACATCTGAATACCTGACTTAGCTGTAGCAACTCTCTGTGTGGCTATAAGGCGGTCTGACTGCCTTCTCAGGCTGGCCTCTTCTGCTACTTTAGCTCTCTGTAAAAGTATGGCCTCATTTTCTGCAACCTGTGCATTATACTCGGCTACTTGCTGTGCTGCTCTGGCTGCTTGGTTAGCGCCCTTTGCGCCCATTACACCGCCAAGGACTTGACCCCCAGCAGCGATTGCCATCATAGTACCTGGCTCCATTACTGCACCCTAGCCATGCGATAGTAATCAGAACCGTCTGGTCCGTAACTTCTCATTAGCCCTTCCATCTCAAAGCCCATCCACTTTCCAAACCTAACAGCCTTTGCATCATTTACAGCGATACTGGCTTGTACTCTGTTTAATTTATTCTTATGCACTATAACATCAAACATAAGGTCTGCATACTTAGCAACTGTGCGTGGCTTTGATTTGGCGCCCTTTCCAAGCATTACCCAAGCCTCACCAACTTTATCCCAAAGCATATGCACACCGCCCATTGCTACAATCTTGCCATCTTCTAACAAAGTATAGCCGTGTATCGCATAGGGCGCTTTAAAAGCGTCCTTATGGGATTGTAACATTTCGTAACCTAAATCTATATTGTCCATGTCTTCTCTTATAAATTCACGCAACTCAAGCATCGAATGTATTTGACCTTCTCATTATGGCTATAATACTCATTGGTAATGGCTGTCCCTGCTTCACAACAATCTTAGCGTCTTTGTCATAACCTGAGTGAAGCACAACTTCTTTGTCTCCACTAAACAGGGGTATTGCCTGGTCCATCGCCATGCTGCTGTCTCTAAAAGGAATTGTTTTAAGATTAGATGTGTCTGGCCCTATGTCTGCACCAACTGTATCTAGGAATCTTATTGTTACACCATGTATCCTTTTTATTTTACCTTGCGCGACACCGTCTTCTGCCCCAGCTTCCATACGTAAGGTTTCTACAAGTGAGTCATAAGAGTAACCTATGTGTACCTTAATAGCACTTGTGTCTAATGTAATACTACCACCAGATACTGTCTTGTCTGCATGAGCTGCGCCATCTGCTAATATCTGTACCGTTTCACCTTCAAGGTGATTTAACCCAGTTATCACAGTGTTTGTATTTTCGTAAGTGACATCTGTTACTGTAGCTCCTGTACTATGAGCTGCGGCAACAGTGCCGAAAGCGCCTCTTGTTAAAGAATCAAAATTGTTTGCTCCACTGCTGGCGTATGAAATAAGTTCATCATCTATTCTCAGCACTCCAGTGCTAGGAAAAGCAGAGCCGTCAGCTACACTAAGAGAAGTGGTGTTTGCAAGTATGCCAGGAAAAGATAATGTACTTGACGCTGTTGATGCTGTTCCAGTGTATGTTAAGCCACTATCAACAAAGAAAGCAGATGTTATCTCTTCATCGAAGTAAATAGGCTTCATAAACACGATATGACGCACAGTCTCACTATTTATAGTTCTTTTGACTGACATATATACTTGGTCTTCTGTGCCGCTTGGTATAGCTGTTATGCTTTCTACAACGCCGCTACCGCCTAAAGGATGTTGATGCCAGCCAATTGTGTTATTTGCTGGGTCATAACTAAGCCCTATTAATGTGCCATCACCTCTTACAAACCACAAAATAAGCTCAGGCTCTTGTTGCCAAACCATGTCAGTTAAACCGCCTCTTGCAAGATGCTCGCCTAATACAGTTAGGTCCCTTCCTACTAGGCCGTCTGTGTCCAAACTAAAGGTAACTTCTTTTACTTTCTCGCCACCTTTTTGAATCATAATTGTACTAGCGCCAGCACGTAACGGCCTTACATCACCAGAGCCGAACGTGGTTTCTCGTAATACGTTTACATTAGTTGGTGTAACAGCAGTAGTGCCTGTGCCACCAGACAAAGTGAACTCTGCACTGGTAGTCATAATCTGTAAGAAACGGCCTGGAATCATGTGTTTGATAACATTAACTTGGTCAGATGCTATTGTGATATTTATAGCTTTGTCATCTTCTGTGCCAGGCTCATGGTTTTCGAAATCTGCTGTAACTGAGCCAAATATTGTTTGCGGTTGCGCTGTTGTGCCAGCAAAAAATAATCTTTCTTCATAGAAAGCAACAGCCCTTGGATAACCATTGCCTATACTAAACGCACCTTCTGACCATTTGGTTGTTGCATCATCTGAACCAACTACATGGTCTGGTAAAACACCTGTTTCATTTTTTACAGTTGCTTTTACACTTGCTGGGGAATCTATAAGAGAATGTAATATAACACCGTCTGCTGTAGATGTTTGCCCTTCTATTCTTTCATTATCAACAAATGTTCCAGTTACATCAGAAAGAAACAAAACGATGCTATCCCCAACCAAAGAAGGAAATGGGTCTGTTGGATAAACTATTTCACCCACATATGTACCAGATGCGCCAGAAGAATCACCTACCACTGATTCCCCTAGTTGAAAAGTGCCTTGCTGAAGTTTTACAGGCACTTCTTTATTTATTTCTGTTATTTGAACATAACCAGTTCCGCTATGCTGATAAGTCCATTCGATAACACCACTATTATAACTTACTGCTCCAGACAAATGTACTGGTGGACTATTCCCTGAGTTTTGGGTAGAGCCTATTGTTTGCTCGTAAACATTTCCGTTATAGTATATAGAAGCGCCATTTGCGTATGCAGTGTCAGCTTCCCATTGGTCGTGATGTTCTTCTACAACCTCTCTGAAACGCCATAGCTGTCCTATATTATCAGAGCTAAATATACCAGACGATGTTCTAAGTGTCTCATCTGGATTTTCCGCCGTAGCAGCTCTAAATACTTCATCTCCAGCAGTCGCTATTAAATTTACAGTTCCTGTGTCACCTGTTGCATATATAGTAACGTCTGTAATGTTTTCATCAAGATAAGGCCCATCGTTAAAATCTATGTCAGATAGTGTAAATGATGTAGCTGTTGTTCTTATCAATTTTGCTGGAGGGTGATTTTTGTGGGCTAAATACAATACATCAGCAGACTGTGCGTGATTTATTTCAAATACCTGTTCAGCAGTGTAACTTGTGGCAACTTCTACTATGTCAGAAAAAGTGCCCCCAGAAGAATAGGCTGTAAATCCAGATGTATCTATAAGATTGCCATCGCTGTCTTTAATAAAAAAATAACTGTCTATAGACTTTGAAGCCCCAAACAATGTTGCGGTTGCGCCAGATGTAGAGCCTGTTATAGTTTCTCCAGCGCCTCCTTTAAAAAAATCATCTTGCCCCAATAAAGTTCCTGACCCTGCTTTTATGTCCCTAACAACAATAGCGCTTGCTGTTGCAGAAATAACTATGGCGGTAGAACTAGTAGTTGACCCAGTTATAGTTTCCCCAGCACTAAATGTTCCTGAGACACCAGAAATAGTGTAATTACCAGACTCAGAAGCAACAAACTCCCTGTTGTTGAGCTCTGTTGTTCCTTCTATGCCAGAAACAAGTATTCGGTCATCTGTTTTAATTCCGTGTTCTGATGATGCTGTGTGTAATCTACCTGATGTTGAAATAGTAACATTTGTTATGTTTCTTGAGTTCGAAGTAAGCAGCCCTCCGCCAACAAAAAAACGTATATAATTTTCACCAAACTCAAGGACGTAAGCCTGTTCATCACTAAACTCAAAGTTGATTAATCTTACCTTACCACCATCCTTAGATGTACCAGCATATTGTGTGCCTGGCCTTCTTGTCACACCGCCTTGCGGAAACACAACCATATTCTGTAATGTTTGGGCGCCAGCACTATATTTCTGTAAATCAATCCTGCCTTCAAGACGAGGCGATAACTCACCAGCTTGGAAGTTGGTAACAATGGATGATACTCGTGCCATTTTAGAACCTTGAATTTATAAACGTATCTGAAATGATTTTATCTGGTACACCTTCGGCAGCGTCCATAGAACGAGCTTCTGATAATCTTGTTTGGTACAACTGAAAGGTTTGTTGAGCTAAACTGCTACTACCAGTGATTGCATAGGCTATCTCTGATGCTAACTTATATGCAACAGTGCTAGAAAGTAAACTGTCATACTGTTCTGTGTCCGTTATTCTGCCGACATAAATAATATTGCAAGTAGATTCGTCTGTTAAAATTTTTCGGCCTTCTACTTTAAACATATTCTGCGAGTCATATGCGGCAATCTCGTTGTCTACGTTTGCGTTCCAAAATGATAGCACTCTTAAACAATAAGGCGTTGTAGGTAGGGTGTATTGATATGTAAAACCAAATGCAGGGGCTGAAGCATCCTGCGCTAGAGCTTGTCTTGTTACAGCAGCGTTCCAAGGATGCGCCCTTAATACTTGGTCACGAACTGTAGCAAATCTTCTGTTGCATATTTCTGCTTCTTGGGTTGCTTCATCAAGTGCAGTAATTGTTGCAGCGCCCAATAAATCTAATGCTTCATTACATATATCAACTACCGATGGCATGTTTAACTAACCTTTCAACCTTTACTAGCGCACCCTGACTAACATTGTTGTCACCGCCAGACATAACCCAGCCTTTTTCTTTGTGTAGCTCAACTATTTCTTTCAGGGCTTTTGTAGGCAATATTACCACATAACCAGTGCCTATGACAAATGCCCAATACTCAGCTTCTGTTCTATCTATGCCAGACGGCTTACCTCTACAAAAAAACTCCACAAACACCTTACCAGTTTGCGAAGCTCTAAAATCTCTTTTAACCTCTATTGTTTTACCAGACAGCAATTCGCCTAACCACTTCTCAGCTAACTGTCCTACTTTCAAATCATATTTAAAGTCATTGTTATATTCCAAGTCATTTCCCCAGACTGGAAGTAGAAAGGGGCGGCAAAGCCGCCCCTAACATATTAGTTTACTGCGTATGTAACGACTAATGTCACGTCACCAGCAGCCGCAGTAGCAGCAGCAGTTTCGATTGTTAGTGCAATACGTAGTGGAACTCCTGGGTCAGAAGCTAGACCAGCATCTTCCCATACAAAGTTTGCCACAGCATTTACGTTACGAGCTTCAAAAGCACACTCTACGCCAGAGGTGTTTGCTGCTTGCAATGTTGTAATTGCTGATGCGTAAGCGTCTCTATCAATGACGTCATCGGCTGAATAAGTTGTACCACCTAGGGTAAACTTCTGACCACCGTTGTATAGACCCACATCAGTAGCCAATGCTGGCGAACCGTTTGAGTCTAAATCGTCATTGTAAAGCATAATGCTTACAATCTTTGCGTTTGAAGGAACTTCAGCTAGATAAATGATATCGTTATCATCGATATCGCCTGTTGCTGCTGCAATTGTGTCTGTGAAAACACGGATTGCACCACCAGCAGAACCAGCTTCAAGAGGAGTTCTTGGTGTAGCATCTAATGCTGTAATGTTTACGCCTTTAGCCATTTTTCAAACTCCTTTCCTACGCTGCGCCATCTAAATCGTCTTCATCACACTTGATGCGGACAACCATGTTCTCTTGCATACGAGTAGCGCCAATGTCCATGCAGTAATAGACTTGAGTTGCGTAACCTTTGTCGGCACGCTCATCAACTCTTGCAGAAACATCTTTGCCAATCCCTAATGTAACACCTTCTTGCGCGAACGCAAAACAGGTACGAACATTGTCTGCATCAACTGCTAGACGATTAGACATGATGAAGTTAAAGCCCATGAACTCATTAATCTCACCCTGTACCAGAGCCTTAACAGTGTTAAAGTCTGCTGATGTTACACTGGTGTCGGCTAATAGCGCATGTATTTGGCTTGGGCCTACAACGATGTAACGTGGGATTGATGGGTCAACGTCAGCTTGGTCAAGCAACTTCTTTGCTTCACGTAGCTTAGTTAGGTTCATGTTTGTTGCAGCACCACCAACAGTTACCGCAACGTCCTGGTTTGTGTCGAAAGCTGTGCTTGATGAGCCAGTTTCGCCAGTAGATGCAGCAGCGTCAAATGCTGTAATAATAACATCATCCATTGCACGTCCCATTGCCGCAGCAGCAGCTTGTGCATAAGAAGATGTTGGGTCAATCAACATACGAACTTTATCTTGGTCATCAATCAAGTCAGCGTATTCGTATGATGCTAGTGATAGCCTACGCCTCGCGTGAGGTGTATCCATTTGTGGTGTGTCGGCATGACGGCTGGTACGCAACTGCGCAGTAGCAACCCCTACCTGGTCGATGAAAGCATTTTTTCCAACAACATTCTCAATACGCACCGCATTACGCAGACGGCTTCCCATCTGTTGCGCAAGCATCTGCACGTTTGCAGAATACTGTTGTACAAATGCTGTAGTAATTTGTGTAGACATTTATTTCTCCTTTGTCACACGATTGCATTTATACACTTTGCGATGTGCTACCCTTTCGGACACGTCTGGGTTTTTGAGCCTCCGTGGGGCTACCGTCTTTCCGATTGTCTTCAGGACGGCAAGAGCATAATTTACCGCTACCCTGATAAACCCAATCCCAAACCTTATCGGCTATTGGAATCGGGTCTAATATCTCGCGTGGGCTGCAATTATCTACAACCATACGCATAACCTCTATTCTGGCATTTAGGATTATTTCATCATCCATAAATCATACCATATAATTCTTGCACTCTTTCAATCGCTCTGTTTCTGGCAACAACATTTTCCCTATTCATATAGTCAGGAGAACGCATAATAGCATCTATTTCTGCCTGTGCTTCTTTCGGTGTCATTACACTACCAGAGGTTGTATTTGAAATCGTGTCTTCGCTTGTTACACTTTGCCTGAAATCGGCAATATTTGCAAATGCTTTGATAAACTCAGGATGGTTGCCGAGCTTAGTGCCATCTGCTAATTGCCATTCTAACATCTCAGGATTGCCGTACTCTTTTATTACCTGACCAGCACTAGAAATTTTTTGCTCGTAAGCCTGACCCCATTCTTTTTTAAGGTTATTTTCTACTTGCTCACGCTGGTACTCAATGTTTTGTACAGCTTGCTCCTGCGTATTTGTCGCTAAACCTTTATAGTATTCTAATATGCCACTAGCTTGCTGTGGTGTTAGATTAAGTTTATGCGCGACATCTTTGTACGAATTAGCTGCTTCTTCTGTAATTATATTACCATCAACTGCAACTTCATAAGCATCTGGCGTTTCTGGCTTGCCAAGATAGTTATAAATCTCACTTAGTTGTTCTTCAGATGGGTTCTTAGGAGCAGCAAGTTTATCTGCACCTATAAGTTGTTGTGCGTTAATATATGACTTAGCCAGATTACCTACATCTTTAATAGGCGATAGACTTGGGTGGTCACGTAAATCTTCTGGAATCATATTATAAAAATCGTTACCAGAACCGCCTTGCGCTACTTCTGCTGGAGTTTCCAACACAGTACCTTGAGGCTGGTCTACCTGTTCGACAGTTTCTTCAGACATTATGTCTCCTTAATTATCATTTGATGGATGTGTAATATTGTGGCACGTTTGCCCTCTTCAAATGTAGTGGCATAAGCATCGCCAGCTACATAGCTTGTCCAGTGGTAGTTACACCGCTTTTCAAGGTCTTCTAACACCTTCTTCCCAGACTCGCTGGTAAAGATATCGGTGTACATTTGTTTGAGTTTTTCTTGTTCCTTAATAGGGTCAACCATTATTTTTGAACCATCCTAACTGCTTGTGCTGCTTGCGCTGTATCTGCTACATCTTGCGATAAAGCCTCACGCTCTGCCATTTGCTGTTGTATTTCTTGTCTTTGTTGTCTTACCTGATTTACTTCGCGCTGTGACTTTAACGTAGTCTTAGGAACGCCAAGCGCATCTGTAACATGCCTTACTAATCCATCAGGGTCGATATGGTCTCCAACAGGTAACGCTTGCGATAATGGCATCAATACTTCAAGTGCCTTCAATGTATTATTAAGACTGCTTGACTTTTGCGCTCTTGCTAGTGGTGATACATATTCTATGTCCACATCTTGCCCCTGTAATATTTCTGGTGGTTGCGCAAGCATGTCTGCTCTAAGCATCAAAGCAAATACTCTGTCTATAAGTGGACGCAACATCTCATTCATCAACCTTCCAAGCACAGGGCCAATCACCCTCATTCGCTCTTCCTGCCTTTGAATAACCTCTGTTGCTGTCATATTAGGAGAGCCGCCAACAAGTAGCTGGTCTACATAAAACGCAGAACGGATAGCCTGTCTTCTTTGGTCTTCCATAGAAAGGCCAATAGGTATGTTAGCACCTGTGTTTAACGGTGTGATTGTGTCTCTTGAGCCAGCTCTGTAGAAGTTTAGACCGCCTGGTTGAGTTCTAATAGGCAGTAAGAAACCATCATCAGGTACTAGCAATGGTGGGTCTATCATCTTTTGCGCTGCCTGAATGATTGTCTTAGACATTAGATTCAGCATCTTAACATCTGGCAGTGCAACCATTGCAGGAGAACGGCCCATAACTTCGCCAGTGGCTTTCAAGAAACGAGGCACAACATATGGTAGCTCTTCAAAACCACCTTCTGCTAATACCATTTTAGTTTGCATACAAATATACACAGACATAAATGGCATATTCTTGTTATCTGCTTTGCGTATATCGCGCTCTATTCTTGGCGTTACACAATGCAGAATCTCGACTTGCTCGTCAGGTGTCTTCTCGTAAACC